ATTCTCTTCTTTGTACCTCCATTCGTCATCACTCATAGGTTTGAGTCCTTTTGCAAATTCAGCCATCTGTGCCCATAGCTCTTGTGGTATATGGGTGGGGGCGTATATTTGTCTATCCGACCTCCCTATGGGGCCTTTGGGTGCCGCGTTAGGGTCAGTAGCTCCCCACTCCCCCCAATTCGGGTGAGGTAGCGGGTTTGTAACATCGTCCCTTACGCCACCGAGATACTGCATAAGGATACCTCGATACGGGTCCCACTCACTATTCCAACCCTCTTGTCCTTTGGCGTAGTCCAGATATTGCCCTGCTCTTCGCAGTTTTTCCCAGTTAGGAGATATGGGTGGGCCTGGTGGTGTTGGGCGGCCTGGGGGGTTCCACTCGGGGATTCCAGGCAATGGTCTACCTTTACTGTCAGTCCAAGGACTTCCCCAACCAGCAAAACCCATACTTTCCCACTCGCCTGTTTCAGGATTGATTTTCTGATAATCTGTATCTCCTCCTGGTCCCCTACGCCATCCTTCAGGAAGAGGTCTTGGGCCTGATGGTCTTGGGGGATAAGGATATGGCCGTGGTCTTTGAAAATAATCGCCTTTGAACTTGTCCCAGTTTTTGAACTTGCCTGGGTAAGGATCGCCACTTTCAGGGGCGTTCATCTTGCCTTCATACCACTTAGCTATGTCAGACCATACGTCTTGGGGGATGCCTTTCTTTAAGTTTGCATCCTTCACTCCAGGTTTCCCAGAAGTAACCACATAGTCCTCCGTAACATCAACACTCGGGTCTTTAAGGTATCTTGCAAGTTGGTCTGAGTACTGAGTCCACTCAGGGTTCCAGCCCTCCTGCTTCGACACATAGCGCATGTACGCATCTTCAGGACGGAGTTGGTGGTAGGGGCGCTTCCATCGGGGATAGGGCATATATCGGTCGGGATCAGTGCCACCTGTCCAATCGCCCTGACCAGGTGGTAAAGGACGTTTATAAGGCTGAAATTGTCCTGTCATATCCTGCGGTCTTATCCCCATATCCTCTAACTGACCGGCTAATGTGGCGGGGTCTACGTTCTGCCTGACCTGCTCTACGAGTTCGGGGTTCTCCCTTTGGAGTTTCTTTGCCATGGTTATTATTTGGTCGGTGTCAACACCTCCTTGGCCTGGACGATATACGCCGCCTGGTCCACGAAGGGGACGATATACGCCACCTGGTCCACGAGGATATGGATTAGCAGGTCCGTATGGTTCTTCCATCCAACCAGGTGGAGGGTTCTTCCAGACCGGACCCCTATTTACTGTACGAACCTGGTTCTTCTGTGCTATTCTGGCTAAATACCTCTGCCATGTCTCTTCATCCATATCTGACGGTTGAACAGGGATAGTTTGCTGATACCCTCCTGGCGGGGGACCCATCATTTGATTTTGTCTTGGCATAATATTTCTCCTTGACTATTTAAAGGTTATGTTGTACCTTCTTTTATAAGGAGGTACTGATATGAAAACGATCTTAACTTTCATCTTGGCCTTAGTTCCGTGTATTTGCTTCGCAGGAGACTTCATATTTGCTCCTGTTATCTCTCAACCCCCCAAAACAGGTAACGGTCTTGATAGTGTTGATACTTACATTATCAGTGGTGATAATGGGTCTAAGGTAATTCATGTTATGAGCCTTGATCCCGTTGCTAAAGATTCTTACCTCATTGTCGGGCCTGATGGTGAGTCAAACGTAGTCATGAAGTTTGATTAAGTTGTAACAGTTTCAACATTTGAATCTCTTTAGTGAGTTGGTTGTTCCTGTCCTCCACTGCAAAACACCGCTTCTTCCAATAATGACCAAGCCACCATGGGGGATTCCCAACTACAGGGACACCACTCTTTTTACTCAAAGGCTTGAAGAATCTCATCATGAAGTTTGATTAACCATACAGAAGATACATTGCCGATACCCAACCTTACTGGGTAGCAGTTTATTAAAACTGTTAAACATAACCACCCATGGTATTACAAATAAGAACCATAATATACAGCATATTGGGTACTTCTCCCTGCGCCCGTTCTTCCATGTTTTTAAAAATCTTCCCTTATAAATAAAGTTTTGAAATGCAACCCTGAATAAATCCTTCCGCGTCATCTTCTCAATCTTGTAGTCAGGGTACAGTATTTTAAATTCGTCTAAGGTCACGTTCTAATGTTCGAGTAGCGTTTTCCGTCCTTGTTTATATTTGGTCCACGTTTTTTCACCAACCCCCTTAGTTCCTATGAACACATCCTTTGGAATATTCAACACATCCTTCCACGGGATAGAGTTCTCTAATAAAACCCTCCAGATACGATTAGTTGTTGCTATATCCCATTCCGTTGCAAAAATTGAAAGAGCGAATAAATCCGCATATCTTGTATCACTCGCCATCTTCAAGTTTGATTAGCTGGAGTTTCGTCAAACAGCTTCTGAAGATTTCGCTTTATGAGCTTCTTTAATATAAATTCCAAGCTAATTTCAGACGCTTTGTACTCACCACACCCCAGACCATGCGTTATCGCCACTGATTTAGGGTGTCTGATACATGAATCCCTTTGTCTTATAACCGCATGATGCTCACACTTTTTGCATTTTGAAACCTTAAACCTTAATAAAAAACTATCTGCGGCATCAAGTATCGCCTTCTGCTGCGCCTTCGTGAACGGAGCTATATAATCTGGATCATCCTTTTGTTTCAACGACCTGTATGTGTTCAAACTTTCCTCAAATTCTTTCCACGATCTAATACCAACACCCTGCATTGTTAGAAAATCATCCACAACAATATAAAGAAGTTTGTCTATGGACGTTTTTTCTCCGCAAATCTTCTTGACTGTCTTCGTTGTCCTGCCTGACCACAAGAAATCCCTTTTGAGGTCGTCTACCAGATAATACCTACCCATATTCCGCAAATCAGACATCCTACCTCCTAACTCGCCATAAAACCACCTGGTCTGGGTCCCCTGTCGTGTATGCGTTTAAGGACTTTAGGGTCTATCGGGGCTTTGAAGGACTGACCGAGCTTAACCAGGACATATTGGAGTGCATCGTGACAATGCGACCAACGGTTCTTGGTCGGTTTGTCCCTGAAGCTCCCACTCGTCCCGATTTCAGCGTAATTATACCCTCCCATGAAACCGTTTATCAGCCTTATACACTTAGGATCTATCAATAGACCGTCTATTATCTTCAACTGCTGTTCTACGCTCTCTTTCCTTGCAGTCCAGTTCTGCTCAGAGGGTTGGACGTCCACACCGAAGTCCCTCATGAGTTCAGCATTGCTCGTAAATCCTCCCGTGCGTCTTGAAAACTTATTTTCGCCAGCAGGGTCTGCCCAGTCTTCATAAGTCGCGTTAGGGAACCTCGTGTTGCACTCCTGAACAACGTGCCGCGTGAAATCGACAATCCCCATTTTGTCTCCATGGAACTCTGCGAGGACCTGCATTTGCTGAGAAGTAGGAACGGAGACAACAACACAAGAAGGCCAGTTACCAGAATTATCCCAACCACGATAAAGGGGACCAAGATTCCAGGACAACCTTTCTGTAGCGACATGAACATCCCTCTTAAAGTTTTTAAAGACCACCGAACCGGAGACTATGATCCCCGGCTTACCATCAATATAAGTGTCAACCCAGTCAGGATTATGGGAATAGTCAATTCTAAGCTCATCATAATACCCTGGTCTAAGGTTAGCGTCATTCTCCCTCGGCGGCTGCCAGAACCCTTCGTGATTATCTAAAGGCTCACCCTCCGGCACAGGGCCTGGAGGAGGTGTGTCCCACTTAAACGTGGAGTAAGTGGGATGCTCAACATCAGGGGGGTTAGATGTCTCTATCCCCCACCTGACAGGGCATTTCCTCGGATATCGCCCTACCCTGTTCTTGAGCATGAGCTTAACCTCTTCAGGAACCTCAATGCTCTCATCTATCCAGTAACCTGTGACCTCTAAGGATTGGAACTTCTTAACATCATCCGGCCTGTCACATGACCTGAACAGAATCTCCAACTCCATACCGTTAGGGTATTTAAGGTAATAATTGTTCGCCTGAACCTTGTGCTTCCCCCAGTCAAACCAGTCAAACAGCGTTCTCTGGGTAGTATCCCTAAGTTCGGGATAGGAATTGCGAACTATCACCCACTTCGTGTGCTTAATCTTGTGGGTCTCAAACATAAACTGAGGCAGGTAATAGCAAATCTCCCAGGCCGCTGCGGTGGTCTTTCCGCTGCCCACAGGCCCAATGCAACACCTGAACTGCGCCCCACTCTCGTGAAACCTCTTGAGTGTGGGTAGCGCACGATATGCTACCTCAATCCGGCTACCTACCATCTATCCCCCAGATAAAAAAAGACCACACAGGTATACAGCCCTGTATGGCCTTTCGTTATCCTCAATCTCACCCTAATGATCAGTCAGGGTAAGCCTAATCCTTACATATAACCTTCACCTTATCTTTTACAATGCTGAGCAACATCTCTATCTCAAGCAACCCGTCAAGTTGTTTTTGTTTCCTTAATTTAGCCTTTACATCAACACTCTTATACTGCTCCCAGAGTCCTATCATGTAATCAGCTAACTCAACCCTCTCGTCAGATGTAAGCTCAACATGGCCCCAAAGGAAACCCTGGTCAGCACCGGCACCAATTTCCATCTTAGAGTTAATAGATATCAACCCACCACAACCAGGAGTATCTTCAACCTTACCGGTGCTAAATACAACCGCTTGGTCGGTAACTTTCAACCTATCCCTCGTCATGCTCTATGTCCAACTCCAGCATCTTCAGTTCAAAAATCGCCTCCAATAACTCAAAACTGAACATCTGATCCTTAGACTGCTTCTCTTCTAACCTCTCTATCCTATCCTCTAAAATAAACCTTCGGAACTCCAGATCACATCCCCATGACACACTATACAAAACTACGCCAATAAGAAATATCACCGCAGCTATTATCGTCTTTATCGTGTCTTTCATCACACCTCACTACAGATCCGTCTATGCAAATAACGTCTATCCCGTCAGGCCCTTCTACAAATGCCACTCCGCTCTGGGGTATGTTAGGCATATTCTTTAGTATCCCGCGATTTAACCCGATTTTCAACCCTTATCACCCTAACCATCCCCTAAAAACCCAATCAAGTAATATCAACCACTTAGTTACACTCTCCCACGGGGAATATAAAGCCATTTTCAGACATCTCAAAACACCTTAAAAACACGCTATCTCCCATTACCTGCTTTTAACTCCCATTTCCTCCCTAAATCCCGGTGTATCACAGCAACGCCACAGACGATCTAAGGTTTATTGCAGTCCTTTCCTTCGTAGTCCTCACCTCCCACTTACTGCACCGTGTGTAATCCTTAATCAAAGGCCATGCCGTAACAGGTTCAGAATCAATAACCACCACCACAGGAGGATTATAGCAACACCGGAAACTATCCCTCCAAAAACAAGTCTCGCACGTTTTATTATAAATTATATTTACCTCGTGTAGGGGGGTTTAAAATATATCTCACAAAAGACCTGACAACTCTTTCAAACTAATTGATAGGTGCTTTGCTAATCTTTGCTGCATCTTCGGCCCGGGTGTAACCCAACCATTAATAATACGACTCATAGTCGCTAAATCCACACCAATATCATCTGAAAACTCCTTAACACCACGGTACTCAAGACTTATAATCTTAGCATGAAGCTGGAAACGCCTTCTCGGCCTTGTAACCCCGCCTTCGGGAGTAGACATCGGATATCCTCCTGTACTACTGTCCCCGTTAATTAGTCTGCCGTGCCAATTTCATAGCCACAGCCCTACAACTCTCACTTTTGATTTCCGCTCCCTGCTAATTTAAACTCGTTATGTTAAATATCGCTAAATTAGCTCGTATAGAGGGTTTTGAAAATTATATCTGGGTTAAACGTATAGGGGGTGTAGATATATAGTACCTTGACCTGCCAGCCCAAACCCTTGACACCCCCCGTCGATGCCTGTATAGGATCCAATCCCCTACCCGGTATAGGACCCAAGCCCCCTGGGTAAGGAGGCAAACCAGGGGGCTGGGTGCCACCGGGGGGAGGGGCCGGCGGCTGACTCTAACTCAATGTAGCAATAGAATGTCCGCTAATATACATTATGTTAACACAAGGCAATGAGTTTAATTGTGTTTGGGTTTAGCTGGCTTATTAATAGTGTGTGCCTTGTGAATTTTATCACTGGTTATCCCTCATAATAGTCAGGGTTTCTTTTTGGCCTTCTTCTTCTTCCCTGTTCCGGCCTGCTTATGTTTCTTAACGGCATCAGGGGCTACGACCTTGACCTGACTATTGATATCCACCATAGCCTTATCACCATAGAGCTGGGGCTTGAGCTTGCTGCTTGTCCACTTCAACGCATCAAGCTCCATTCTGTATGTTTCCTTCCAGGCATTGGATAAGCGTGCATCGGTTAAGTCACTGAGTTCATTACGGCATTTGGCGGCAAGGGTGTTCATTTTATCGGCGTAAGTGTCTGCCATTGCCATCCTCGCCTGTGTATATTCATCGGCGAACTTGGGGTGGGCTCTTCTCCACCCGTAAATAGTGTCCAAGCCTGGGATGTGTCTATCCTTACAAATATCAATGAGTGTTTCACCTTTGGCTATCCGGGTTAGTATTTCATTAGTAATTGTTTGATCTAATTCTAGTTTTGGTGCCCCGGTTACCTTACCATTCCGGGCTATCTTGTATTGTTTTTTGAATGATGGGTGTTTTTTCGTCCATGATCGGATGGTATCTTTCTTGGGTAGTCCGGGCATTTTTCCGATGTCTGAGATGGGTACACCGGCTTTTACTAGCTCGATGACTTTGGATACCATTGACGGGGGGAACATACTTGCTGGCATATTTTACCTTTCTGTAGCGACATGAAGAAACGCCTCTTTTCAGAGGCGTCAATCCGGCGATGCTATCGCTGGAGGGGCTTTAGCTCTTTTTCGCGGCCGTCAGCGCCACGAGGCTGCGTGTTCTCCGTCTTGTCCATACCTTGGTATGGGTTGATATTGCCCTTGACCCTGGTTGAAGTTAGTGTCATTTACCCTTTGGTTGTGGAATTATTCCTGGTTTTTGGGTTGTTTGGTTTGTGAGTGTTACTTACCATGTCAACGAGCTTTCT